CTATTGAAGCTCACTTCATAGAGGACTTCTTCAGAAGTGCGTAATAAATACGTATAAATAAACAAGATTCAGTCTTACAAAATCACGGCAATTAGACAATGGCAGCTATTATTTCAGAAAAGTTTAGAATCTTCAATGCGAAGCAATTTCTAGAGTCGCTTAGTGAAGCGGCTCCAACCAACATGTATTTCTTTGTTGGTAGACCACAAAAGTGGTACAGTTACGTTGAAGTCTATAATGTGACTGGTACTTGGAACACAACAGATACAGTTGATGGTGGTGGGTTGACCGCAGTACAAGTTGTTGCTGCTTATCCTAACAGTCTTTTACTTTCGCATACGGGAGCAACTATATCTCCTGCTGTTGGAACCGTACTTACACAGGCAAATAGTGGAGCAACTGCGGTTGTTAAAACATATAGATACGCTACTGAGGACACTCCTCCTGCTCCTATAGACAATGCTAGTGAGAAAGCTGCCGTATATGATGATTTGATTGCTGCCAAGCGTGTTACAGATCAATTTGCTCGTTCTGTTGCTCCTCGTTTCAACTGGAGTTTAACAACAAACCCTAAATTTGATATGTATCGTCCAACATATTCTCCTACTGCTGCTGGTGGAGGTACAGTTGGTGTACAAACTGCGTTGGGTGACAATTCATTATCTGGATCTAAGTTTTATGTGATGAACTCCAACTATGAGGTGTTCAAATGCCTTTATAATGGAGAAACTCCTGCTAACCCAACAGGTCAGAATGCTACTAATGAGCCTAAGACAACACCTACAGCAGGTCAAGGAACATATGCTGATGGAGTTTTCACGGAAGAGTCTGGAACTGCTGGATATGTTTGGAAATATATGTACACCTTAACAACAGGTGAAGTTATTGCATTCTTGTCAAGTGACTTTATGCCTATTGGTGCATATGCTGGAACTGCTTCTGTTGATGGTGCAATTCATGTTGCTGTAACTACAAACGGTGGTGCTAATTTACCAACAAGTGATGATTTATATGTACCTATTGATGGTGATGGTACTGGTGGTAAGGTTAAGATTTCAACAACTGCTGGTGGAGCTATTCAAACTACATCAATTGAAGCAGCTGGTTCTGGATACACTTATGGTAATGTACGTTTAGTTAACGGAAACGTATATACAGATGCTGCTCTTACAACTACTGCTACAGTTGCTGCAAATGCTTCTGGTGCTGTTGAAGTTGTAATATCACCTGAAGGTGGTCATGGTTTTGATCTTGCTGCTGAATTCTTTGCTAAGAGAGTTATGATGAATATTCGTCTAACTTATGCAGAAGGAGATGGTGATTTTCCAGTAGATAATGATTTCCGCCGTATTGGAATACTTCAAGATCCATATGAGTATGGTACTACAACCGTTGCTACTGCAAGTACTCTTAGTGGAACACATGCATTAAAATTAACTGGTACTGGTGATTTTACTCCAGATACTGAGGTTACTCAAACAGTTACTGGCGGTACTGCTAAGGGTAGAGTTGTTTCATGGGATTCAACTAATGGTATATTGAAATATTTCCAATCTCCTGAACTCCATACTGATAATGGAGTTGTTAGAGCATTTGATCATGCTACTAATGATGTAACCGATGGGACTACTGCACGTCCTATTGATGAAACACAAGATACATCATTTAATGGAATTGCCTTTACAGATGGTAAAGCTACCCCTGAACTCGCTCCTAACTCTGGAGATATAGTATACATAGAGAACAGAAGACAAATTACCAGAGCTGCTGACCAAATAGAGGACATCAAGCTAGTAATTGAATTCTGATTTAAGCACAAATTAGAACGGACGTGAGATGCCTCAGAAGACGAACCTAAATGTAGCTCCATACTACGATGATTTTGCACAAGATAAGAACTTTTACAAGGTTCTTTTTCGCCCTGGATATTCTATCCAAGCGAGAGAGTTAACCCAGTTACAGTCTACTCTTCAAAATCAAATAGAGAGTTTTGGTAAATATGCTTTTAAGCAAGGTGAATTGGTCATACCTGGTGAGGTTGGTCTTAATACAAAACTTCCTTTTGTTAAACTATCTTCGGTATCAGAGATACCAACCAACGTAGATGGTCAGATAGTTTATAAGAAGTATGATATTACACAGTTAAAGGGACAACAATTAAAAGGAATAACATCTGGTGTTGTAGCTACTGTTATTGATTCTAGTAAAGCAACAGATAGTTCTGCTGACATATTGTATGTAAACTATACTGATAGTGGTGATGCTGGTAATGAAGACACCTTTAGACAAGGTGAGACCATAGAGGTCATTAATGGCGTTAATACACCACTGATGGTGGTTGGAACCGATGGAAGCGTACTTCCTACTAGTATTTCTATTACTGATCCTGACACAGGTGCATCGTCATCGTTAAACAGTCCTGCAATGGGATTTGCTTCTGCTGTTAAAGTAGAGGAAGGAATTTATTTTGTTAATGGATATTTTGTAAGAAATTCAGAACAACTTTTAATAGTTGACAAATATTACAACAAACCATCTGCTAAAGTTGGATTTAGTATTACCGAAAGTCTTGTCTCAGCAGAATCAGATGAGTCTCTTTATGATAATGCTATAGGATCTAGTAATTACAGTGCTCCTGGTGCAGATAGATTAAAGATTGATCTTAAGTTGGTTCAATATTCTTATACTGGATCTACAGATAAGAACTTTATTCAGTTGTTAACAATTAAGTCTGGATCTGTACAGAGTCAAATAGTACAAACAGACTACAATCTTCTTGAGAAAACTCTAGCAAGAAGAACTTATGATGAATCTGGTGATTATGTTGTTGATAATTTTTCATTGGATATTAGAGAATACTATCAACAAAATGGAAATTTGGGTGTGTATTCTCCTGATGAATTTGGTAAAGTAAATGGACATACACCAGAAGAAGCAGAAGAGAAGTTAGTAACTAGTATTGGACCAGGAAAGGCATATGTTAAAGGGTATGAAATTGTTAATAAAGAGACAAAATACCTAACTGTTAATAAAGCTAGAGAAACACTTGGTAGAGAAGATATACGTTTAAAAACTTCTGGACTACCAACTTATAAAGTAAATAATGTATTTGGAACAGTACCTCTTAATTCAGAAGGTTCTGAGCTGACTGCATATCCTAATATATTCCTATGTTCTAACTTTAATGATGGATCTATTGGATTAAATGGAACTGAAACTGATACTGATATTAAGCAAACTACAAATCGCCGTGGAAATTATTTTGATATCGGTACTGGTATTAAAACAATATATGTAAAATATGATACTGCTGGTGGAAAAACTATTGATAATATAGGAGGCACAGGTACATCTGATAATCAATCTAAGTTAGATAAACTAAAAGAGAATGATTTATGGATTATTGTTACTAGAGATACTCCTGCAAATGCTACTGTTAGTGGAGCTCCATTAAATGTCATTAATGTTAAGCCAATAGCTTTGTCTATTGTTAGTAGACTTGAAGTTAATTCAAGTACTTCAGTTACATATCTTGAGATTACTGTGACTGGTGATAAGAATATTCTTGATAATTATTTTAATGAATATGATATTCAAGCAGTTGGTGGAGAATTTCAAAGACGTTTATTCTTAACACAGGCTAATGCACAATCTGATGGTGATTTCTTAGGTCATGTTGTTGATTATAATGAAACTATAACTCCTGTTATTGGTACAGCTAAACCAAGTAATGTAACTTTAATTGAAAAGGGGAATGGATTTAATCCAGATGTTGATGTTGTTGTTTCCAAGGGTCGTAAAGATGATGGAGAAGCAGTTTATAATAGTACATTTGGACTATCCTACTTTGACCCTCAATTCTTTACTAAGATTACCTTAGATGAAGGTATAAGTGTTGATAAATCTTTTGAACCAGGACAATATGTTTATGGACTTCATAGTGGAGCATATGGTGTTATAGAAGGATCTTCTGAAAAATCTTATAGTCTTAATAAGACTTTAATGGTTAAAACTTTGTTTGGTACTTTCCAATCAGGAGAACCAATTAAAGATGAAGGAAATAATACATTAAGAATTGCTAAAGACAATACTATATCACATTTTATTGTTAATGATAGAGGTGCTGGTTATGTAACAGGATCTAAGTTAAGGATAGATGGTGTAGATTTTGATATATCCAAAGTTAAAATAAATTTAAAAGGAACAAATATCGTTGCTGTTGATATTGAAAATAGAAATCTTGTTAATCAAGAATACTCTAGACCACCTATTGTTACAGTTGTTCAAGCAGAAGGTGGTGCAGCAATTACTGATGGTGCTGTTGTTACCCCAGTACTTGTTAGGGATTCTGTATTAACATACACACCACAAAATGTTAAGTCATTCTTTTGTGAATTTGGTTCTGGTAATGGTAATAAGTATACTTCTGACATTGAAATTAACAGAGAAAAATATGCAGAAGTAAAATCAGTAACAGACTTTACTTTTAGTGGTTCTGAGGGTAGGAAGTTTATTGAGTGTAATGGATTTGGTGGAGATAGTACAAAAGTACTACAACAAGGAGATTTAATTCAATTCTCTGATACTCAAGATAGAACTATTCGTGGAATAGTACAACAGTCTACAAAACCATCTGGTGTATTAAAATCTAGAGTTTATCTGGATAGAGCTCTTCCTGCTACTGTAAGTAATAGTAGTGTTGTTAGGGTACGTCCAGCAATTAGTAATTTTAATCAGGGAACTCTTCTTTATAAAACAGGAACTAATCAAGTCAGTTCTATATCTGCAAGTGGCGAAGATTCTAAAATATCTTATTATATTAGAAAGGATTTTGTAACTACTGGTACTTCTAGTGGTGGTAAGATTACTTTCTCTCAAAGATTAGATTTTGGAACACAAAGGTTTGTTTCATTTACCGAAAGTAATTTCTTAATTACTATTCTTAATGCAGGATCTGCTCCAAATATTGTTAAAGGTGATGTCATTTATATTACTTCTGATCAAGTAGGAATTTCATCTTCTGTTGATTCTGCTAGTGGTTTAACTTCTGGTAGTATTACTTTGAATCTACCTGATACTTATTTTGGCACAATGCCATCTAACCCAACGTACCCTACGTTGAAATTAACAGCAACATTAGAAGTAACTAAGGCAAAACCAAGACTTAAAACTGCTATCACAAATAAGAGGATTGTAATTGATTCAATTGGAGACAGTATAATTCCTTTCCGTGGAACAGATTATGACAGTGGTTCAACTAGTGTATACAGTTATGCTGATGCATATAAGTTAAGATATGTTTATATGGGTTCCACTGCTGATGCTCCTACAGTAGATAAAGCAGGAACACTAGTTAGTGGTGTTGATGTTACTGATAGATTTACATTTGATGATGGACAAAGAGATACTTTATACGACACTTCAAGAATTGTTTTAAAACCTGGTTCTGAAATACCTTCTGGTAAATTAGTTATTGCTTTTGACTATTTTGATCACAGTGCTGGTGATTTCTGTACTGTTGATTCATATTTACATGAAGCTGGTGTTGGTTCTGGTGATATTCCATCATACAATTCTCCTGCTTTGGGTAATGTTTCATTAAAAGATGTTCTTGATTTTAGACCAAAAGTAGATAATGATTCTATTATTTCTGGTTTTGATAATAATTCTCTTTTAGGATCAGCAAATACTAGATCTTTCACTGGAACTGGTGGTATTATTTCAAGTACACCTGCTCCTGATAGTGGTTTAGAATATACATTCTCATTTACACAAAAACAATATTTGGATAGAATTGATGGTGTCTTTTTAAATAAGAAAGGTAACTTTATAGTTAAGGAAGGTAATTCTTCACTCAATCCATCAAAACCAGATCCAATTAGTGATGCTATTGCATTAGCATATCTTTATGTCCCTGCATATACACAATCAAGTAAGGATGTACGTATAACACCACTTGATAATAAGCGTTATACAATGCGTGATATTGGTAAGTTAGAAAAACGTATTGAAAGATTAGAGTATTATACTACACTTAGTGTTCTTGAACAACAAGCACTAAATATGGAAGTTCTTGATAGTACAGGAAATAATCGTTATAAGAGTGGATTTATTGTTGATAATTTTGAAGCACATAAAATTGGTTCTCTGAGATCCAATGATTATAAGTGTTCTGTTGATACTCAACAATCGGTTATGAGATCTCAATCCAAAGAAGATTCTTATAAACTAGAAGAAGTTTATTCCAGAGAAGATCAAAGAATTACTGCTGGATATAGAAGAAATGGAGATCGTATAACACTTCCTTACACAGAATTAAATTTACTTGGTAACACATTTGCTACTAAGACAATTAATCCCAATCCATTTGTTGTTCTTCAATATGTTGGAGATTCATTTATTTCACCAAGTGTAGATTCTTGGTATGATACATCAGTGGAACCATTGGTAACTGATAATAATACAAATTTATATTCAATTTTCTTAGCAAAAAGTTCTATTAGAGATTCTCTTTCAAGTCTTTATAGTTCATATAAAGTTAATTGGATTGGTGCTAATAGAGCATTCTTTAATATAAATTCTTTTGCTGATATTAATAGTTCATTAGCAAATTCTAATGTTACTAATGCTTCTGTTTCTAGTTCTTCAAATATTAGTCCACAAAATAATGAGATAGGTAAAGGTATTAGTACAAAAGGTGTAGGATCAAGTGTAGTTTCTACTTCTTTATCATTCTTTGCTAGAAGTGTTCCTGTCAATTATGTAATTAATCGTCTTAAGCCTAATACAAAGGTATATCCTTTCTTGGAAGGAAGAGATATATCTCGTTGGGTAAATCCAGATAGTAGATATACAGGAATTGCTGCTAATTCTTTAACAGCATTTAACGGACCTATAGTTACAGATGAAAATGGTAATGCTAGTGGAATAATATTAGTACCTGCTGGACAACCACCAAGAGAAAATACTACATGGACTGGAAATGTAGATACTGTATCATATGACAGTGATGCTTCTGAGATGAGATTTACTACAGGTGTTAAGACTATTAGATTTACTTCAAGCTCTTCTGATTCATCTAAAGATGAAGTAGATACTTATGCCGAAGTTAAATATTATGCTACTGGTTTAATTCCAGAAAATCCTTCATCTATAATATCTACTTCTCCTGCATTTTTTAAAGCAAATGAAGGAACTCAAATAACTGATAGTAATACTGATAATCCTATTAAACCAAATCCTCTTGCTCAGACATTTACTGTGGAAGGATATGAAGGTGGTGTATTTACAACAGGAGTTGATTTATTCTTTAATAATAAGAGTGATAATATTCCAATTAGAGTTTATCTTACTGATGTTCAAAATAGTAAACCAGGTAAGAATATTATTCCAGGAACACAAAAAGTCTTAACTCCAGACACATATTTAAGAGTTGTTGCTAGTTCTAATCTTAATATAACTAGGGGAGAGAAAGTAACAGGATTAATATCTAATGCTTCTGGTCCTATTTCTAAAGTTTTTGATAAGAATAATATTGAAGTAGTTCCATCTTCTTCTGGAGTATTTACATTATTAAATGATCAAGTTTATACTGTTGCTTTAGATAATCATACAGGAGTTTCTTTCCAACAAGATGAAATTTTATCTATTCCTTCATTAATACTTTCTAACAATACAAATAACACTACTAATACTCTTAAAATAGCAAAAGATTCTGGTAGAGTAACTGGAATAAAAGTATCAAACACTGGTTCTGCTTATGATTCTGCTATTGTAACTATTGAGAGTCCTCAACTTCCAGGTGGAGGTACTGCAACTGCAACTTTAAGAGTTGGTAATGGTAAGGTATATCACTCTGAGATCATTCTTTCTGGTTCAGAATATACAGAACCACCAGCTGTTGTTATTAGTGGTACAGGAACTGGTAATTCAGGTGCTGAAGTTGAATCTATTATTACTATTGATACTCCAGCAGTTAGAATGGGTGTATCAATTGATGATGTAACAAGTACAGTTACACAATCAACAACTCCAACAAAATTTATTTTTGATTATCCTGTTTATCTACAGAATGATACTGAGTATGCTCTTGTTCTTGAGACAGATTCTACTGATTACTCTGTATGGGCATCTAAACTTGGTGAGACAGAAATTGCCACTAGTACAACTGTCACAACGCAACCTTCTTTAGGTTCTCTCTTTAAGTCTCAAAATACTAATGCTTGGACAGAGGATCTATTTGAAGATCTTAAGTTTAGTATGCATCGTGCAGAATTTGATATTTCTAGGACAGCAGAACTTCTTCTCACAAATCAAGATCTTGGTTATGAAGAATTAGATGTGAATCCTATTGAAACTAATGCTATATCTAATACTGGTGCTACATCTCCATTATTTAAGAATAATAATTTTGTAGTTAAGATTAATCATTATGATAATGGATTTGAAGATCTTGGAAATTCATATGTTTTCTTTAAAGGAGCAAATGATGTAGGAGGTATAACAGCATCTAAATTAAATACAGATTTATATAAGGTTAATAATGCAGGTATTGATAATTATACTATCACAACATCAAGTAGGGCAGCAGCAAATGAATTTGGTGGTGGAACATCTGTTCTTGCATCACATAATAGGAAATTTGAAAAATTACATGCCATTGTACCTAACTTAACATTTAGTCAAACAAAACTTAATAGTTATGTTAAGACAACTAATATTGCACCTGTAGATGATAATGTTGGAACATTTGCATCATATAGTCAATCTGATTATGAAAAAACTTTCTTAAATGAAGATTTCTTCTTTGTTAATCAGAAAGTAATTGCATCAACAATTAATGAGACTGTTAATAATATTGATAGATCATTAACATATAAAGTTGATATTTCAAGTACTGTATCCCACTTATCTCCTTTAATTGATCTTTCTAGAGCATCTATTAAAACTATTTCAAATAGAGTTGAATATGCTGTTGGAAAAGAATCTAGGTTTGGTCGCAGAAATCAAATATTAGAATTCTATTCTGTTTATAAGTTTAATGTAACAAACTCTCATACTCTCAGTAGCACTAATCAGCAACCAGTTCAAATTGCAATTGATAATACTAAGGAACAAGGATTACAAACAATTACTGGTTTGACTAGTAATGCTTCTGGAACTATAGTAAAAGTTAATGGAACTGAATTGTGGGTAAATGTTAAAACTACAAATACATTCACACCTGGGGAAACCCTTTCATTTGGTACACAAACATGGTTAAATGATAGTGGTGGTGTAGAGAAGGTTGTTGTTGATAATGCAGATATAGACCAGATAACCCCCAAATTCCCAAATGTTACTGCTGTCACAAAAGTTACAGCTAAGAGTCCAGATGGTTTTGCAAACACTTATGATAATACTATAGATGGTACAATTGTACTATGGGATGATAAAGAAGGTCAACTTACATTAATTAATGACAAGTTACCTATTAATGGTGATTATAGTAGTAATTCTGATACTAGTATTGTATTTGCTAGAGGATCTGATCCATCCACACAATCTTCTGATATCTTTCGTGTAGATGATTATATCGGTTTCAATGGTGAAACAGCAGGAGAAGAAGCATTTATTCAAATTTCTAAAGTATCATATACTGATGGTATTGATTATGTTTCTGATTCTAAATCTAAAGATAGTTCTACAGTTGCTAAGTATGTAACTAAGGAAGTTTCTATTGAAAATCCTGCAACGGGAATTAATGTCAAGATCACTGCTAACACAAGTGATGTTGGTAACATTGGAGTCCTATATAGAATAAAGAAATCTTCATCTCAAGAGAATTTTGAAGATATTGAATGGGTAATGTTTAATGGATCAGGATTACCAGATCACGATACCCTTGCTACTTCAGAGAATTCTATTAGTGGTATTACTGAAAAGCAATCATCATATCAAGAATTGACATATAGCGTTGAAGATCTTCCTGAGTTTTCATCATTCGCAGTGAAAATTATTATGAAATCACGTAACCCAGCTTTCGTTCCAAAGATACAAGATTTGAGAGCAGTCGCATCATACTAACTAGAGGATCAGCAAAATGCCACAAAGAAATGTAGCAACCCATTTTACTTTTGAACAGCAGAGACAAGAGATTAATCTTCTTGCTTCTGATTTCTGGACTCAAAAAACCACAGTAGATACTGCTGCTGATACTTATCTAAAAGCAGATGGTAGTGTAGCAACTACTGCTGCTCTTACACTTGGTGGTAATTTAGTTGTCCCTAATGCCTTTACAATCAATCCTGACAGTGGTAATGGTACTGTTACTATAAGTGGTAACCTTCAAGTAGATGGAACTACTACAACGCTGAATTCTGCTACTCTAGAAATTGCTGACAAAAATTTAGTAATTGCGAAGGGTGGTGCTAATGATGCTGCTGTTGATGGTGCTGGTATTACAATTGATTCTGATACGGATATAACTTGGAACTTTGTTGATGCTAAGGATGCATGGGTAAGTAGTATTGGTATAGAAACAGCTACTACATTAAAGGTAAATGGTAATTCAACTTGTATTGGTAATTTAAATATTGATAGTGACATATCAAAACTACAGTTAGGTGGTAGTCAAGACCTTCAGATTTATCATAATAACAATTTATCAACTATTTACAATAGTCATGCTAATGGTGTAGCAGTAAGAAGTAATGTTATAATGCTTCAAAATGCTGCTGGTGATCATGATTATTTGACTACTGAAAATGAATTAGGAGTTACTCTGTTTTATGATAATCAACCTAAAATAGCTACTACTACAGCGGGAGCACAATTTACTGGTACTGATTTTGGATTTGGAGCTACTCCTGGTGGAGACCCAGCTGCCAAGAATGTTTTCCTTGCTATAGGTGATAGTGATACTGGTATTGTACAAGACGGTGATGGACAACTAGAACTATGGGCTAATAATACAGAGGTTGCAAATATTAATGCGATTGATGGATATACAAGTACAAAACCAATAACAACTACTGGTGCAGTCCAAACAGGAAATATATCATGTGTTGGTGGATATTTTGGTGGTGATGTAAAGATTGGACTTGATAGTGTAACTACACGAACTGATAGTGCTCATTATGGTTTTAACATAACTGGTAAATCAGGAACTACTGGTGCTGGATCAATATTTTTCAATGATTCTGCTGATAATTGTGATGCCAATATCGCTGCTGATAATGGTGTTCTTATGATCACTGCTGACTACAGTGATAATACTGCT